TCAAATAAGCGTTGGCTTCATTTCTTTATGTTGTTCGTACCTGTTATGGGACTTTGGACTTCCAGCATCGGTATCATTGGTCTTGCACTTAATCTTCGTGCTTATGATTTCGTGTCCCAAGAAATCCGTGCTGCTGAAGACCCGGAATTTGAGACGTTCTATCTTAAAAATCAGTTGCTTAATGAGGGGCTTCGCGCTTGGATGGCTCCAGTAGATCAACCACACGAACGATTTGTTTTTCCCGAAGAGGTGCTGCCTCGGGGAAATGCTCTTTGACTTCTCAAGACCCTTTACATAAGGGTCTTTTTTATGTTATAATACCTTCAGTTAAAAAAATAAAAATTATAAATAATAATAGTCATAACTGAAGGTATGGTAAAGAAAAGTTTAGTTGGAAAAACATTTAATAGATTAACTATAGAAAATGAATACCAATCTCCTTGTAAAAAATATGTTCTTTGTGAATGTTCTTGTTCTTGTGGAGGAAAAACTACTAAAACAAGAAGACACGATATTGTTTCTGGAAAAATAATATCGTGTGGATGTTTGCGATTAGAAAGATTAAGAGAAGTTTCTCCAAATAATCCAAGAAGTAGAAAACAACCTGGAACTCGCAAAGCAGACGACCGCAGATATAAGATGTTTCATAATGCCCAACACAGAGCAAAAAGAAAAGGCATTCCTTTTAGTATAACTATAGATGATATTATTATTCCAGAAACTTGTCCTTTACTTGGAATACCTCTTGTATCTACTAATGATAAAAGAGATGCAAGAAATCCAAGTTTGGATCAAAAAAATCCTGGTAAAGGATATACACCAGATAATATTTGGGTTATATCTTCAAGAGCAAATTGGATAAAAAGTGACGCATCCCTACAAGAACTAGAACTTCTAGTAGAAAACCTAAAAAAACTCTAATATGTTAGATTCATAACAAAACCTTATATCTTAAATAGAACTCCTTATAATTACTAAGGAGTTCTTTCTTTTTTTATGAAGATCTTTTTAGATACAGCAGATGTTTCGTTAATTGGTTCAGCATACGACACAGGATTATTGGATGGTGTCACTACAAATCCCACTCTAATCCTCAAAAGCGGTAGACAACTTCAAGAAGTTATTACAGAAATCGCAAATACATTTACAGAGTTAGAAAGCATCTCTGCAGAAGTCGTTGCAGATACTGCAGAGGAAATGCTTGCAGAAGCAAAAAATTATTATACAATCGCTCCAAGTGTTACAATCAAAGTTCCTTGTACTGTTGAAGGATTGAAGGCTTGTAAGTTTCTTTCCCAACAAGGTGTTAAGACAAATGTGACTTTGGTGTTCTCTGTTGCTCAGGCAATCCTTGCATCCAAAGCAGGAGCAACATTTATCTCACCATTCGTGGGAAGATGGATGGATAATTCAGTTGATGGAATTGAACTAATCAAGAACATTCGTAAGGCATTTGATTATTCTGGAACATCAACTCAAATTCTTGCAGCATCTCTTCGTGATGTAAGGCAGGTAGAACAATCAGCACTGTATGGAGCAGATGTAGTTACAATCCCACCAATCGTATTTTGGTCAATGTATAAGAACATTATGACTGAAAAGGGACTGGAGTTATTCCAGAAAGATTGGAATGAAGTTCTTAAATCAAAAGAATGAAAAAGGAGCATCAGTGTTGGAATTTCATAATGTCTTCATTCGCAAGATCATATGGGGTAAATAGAGTGATGATTGAACAGAAATTTCACGAAATTGCATTAGAATGGTGTGATGAACACGATTACATTTGTGATGTTGAACTGGAAAGTTTATCTAAAGTTGATTTGTATTTTAGAAACATTTACGAAAACTGGGAGAAATAAATGAAAGTAGGATTAATTGGACTTGGACGAATGGGCGAAGGAATGTCCCGTCGTATGATGAAAGCAGGTATCGAAGTATGGGGATATCGCAGAAATTATGAGAAGGCAAGTGAAGCATATGAAAAAGGTTATGTAAATGGAGTTGCTACAACGATTGAAAACCTTGTCAGGATAGTTAAACAAAGGGGAACACAACCAGGAATTTTTCAGATGGTTGTACCCGCAGAAACAGTAGAGGAAACAATCAATGAGTTACTACGATTTTGTGGTGAAGGAGATATTATTATTGATCATGGCAATAGCAATTTTAAAGACAGTCGGAAGAGAGCAGAACGTCTGGCAAAGATGGGTATCCAATATATTGATTGTGGCACTAGCGGTGGTGTTTACGGTCTGGATCGTGGATACTGTCTTATGGTTGGTGGTGGAAATACTGCAGTCGCCACTTGTAAAAGCATTTTTGATGCCCTCTCTCCGGACATACACTCTGCCCCAAGGACTGATGCCTGCGACAATGTAACTTCTGCAGAGCACGGTTGGTTACATTGTGGGGGTCCTGGTGCTGGGCACTTCGTCAAGATGGTGCATAATGGCATCGAGTATGGTATAATGCAGGCATATGCAGAAGGGTTTAACATCCTGAAAAACGCAAACAATGGAGCACAATATGTCCGAGAAGGAGATGCCGAAGTCGCACCAATGGCAGATCCAGAAAGTTACTGCTATGATATTGATGTTGCTGAAGTGGCTGAGTTATGGCGTCGCGGTAGCGTTGTTAGTAGCTGGTTACTTGACCTTACTGCTGATGTGTTGCGCGGCAGCCCACAACTTTCTAATTTCTCTGGAGGAGTATCCGACAGTGGTGAAGGTCGCTGGACGGTTAATGCTGCTGTGGATCTGGGGGTTCCCGCTCCTGTCATCACAACTGCTCTTTATGAAAGATTTAATTCACGCAATCTGGGCACTTTCGCTGCCAAGATTTTAAATGGTATGAGATATATGTTTGGAGGACATCACGTTAGATGATTAGTTCAGATACACCTTATAAACTGGCTGAGATCATTCGTGATACTTGGCCAGGTCTTTATAGACCTCCAGCAAAACCTATTAAATCAACTCAAAAAACTAAATAATACTTGAATGTAATTGGAGATTAGATTATGGAAGAACTACAACTTGAAGAAACGCAAAGAACAAATCAACAAGCACAGGATCTTATTCCTTATGATCCTAATGCTGCTGATCGTTTTGCAGAAGGTTATACTCCAGTGGGAGAGGGAAGAGATAATACTCCAGTAGAACAGGTAGATCCAGTTCGTGTTGGTGAAGTAGAAGCAACTGCTGAGATAAACTCTGATCTTGGTATTAATAATCCACAGGACCTTGCTTCTGGTGGAAGTGATTTTGCTTTGAATGAAAGAGTTCCCGAGCAAAATAATATTAACTCAGAAGTTCCATTCAACGATCCATCAAGACCACAGAATGTTAATATTAGTAATTTACCTGACACTGCTAATATCCCTGCCAGTGTCGGCAATAATCCTCAGGTTCCTGATAGACAAGTTCCACAAGAACCTGTAATTCCTACTCCAGAACCTCCTATAAATCCTCCTGTTCCTCCAGTAGATCCACCAGTTGATCCACCAGTTGATCCTCCCGTAGATCCAGAAGATCCTGAGGAACCTGAAGATCCAGAAGATCCAGAAGATCCTGAGGAACCTGAAGATCCAGAAGATCCAGAAGATCCAGAAGATCCTGAGGAACCTGAAGATCCAGAAGATCCAAATCCAGAAGATGGTGGTAGTAATCCTGGTAATGATAAGGAAGTAGGTAATTCTCCTTGGGATGGTGAGACTGGGGCATCAGATAATCCTGGAAAAGGAAATCATCAAGACGGTCAAGACCCAGAACCAAATCAACCACCAGGCGATATGAAGAACGATGGACCTAAAGAAGATAAAAATCCAAATAATAATGATGATAATGATAATGGAGGAAGTGGAGGAAACTCAGAAAGTAAAGGTAACAACGGATGGGGTAATGGAGATCAAGATGCTCCAGGTAACTCAGGACCTCATAACAACGCTGAGAATGATGAAACTCCTGGCGGAAATACTGCAGACCTTATAGATAAATTCTTATCTGAAAATCCAGTAGATCATTCTAATGATCATTTAAATGATCCTAAGTTTGATAATGATAATACAGATCATTCAAATCATTTTGATCATGAAAATGTAGAAGTTTATGATGAGCATAATGTTGATTTTGTAGATCATTACAATGAAGATCATAATCATCATGATGTCGAAGGATTTGATTTTTCCTGAGTAATTTGACCATATTTCAGTAGGATACTATAATAATTTGGAGATATTAAAACACAATGTCAATTTTGAATTCTGAAAAAGAAAAATTTAAAAACTTTCCTTCAGTAAATTTTATTAGTATTCCGCAATCCAAAATTAGAAGAAATATTCTTTATGCAAATTTAGAAAAATATGGAATTAGAACTATAAGACCATATATTTACGAAGTATATAAAGAAGGAGATCATGAAGTTATATTTCCTGATCCCAATGAACTTCCAGATTATATCTTTCCATTTCCTGATGGTGTAATGGGATCATTTACTTCACATCTAAAAGCAATTAAAGATTGGTATGAAAATACAAATGAACCTTATGCTTTTTTTTGTGAAGATGATATAAGTTTTGAAACAGTTCAATATTGGAACTTTACCTGGGAAGAATTTTTTAATAAAATACCAAAAGACTGGGAATGTGTCCAGTTAACTTTGATTAGAAATGAACCAACAATGTTTGCGTTTTTTCAACCGGAAGTTCATTTTAGGCACAGATGTTGGTGTGATTTTGGTGTAGCACATTTAATAACCAGAAATCGTGCAAAAAAATTACTTGATGTTTATTATGATGGAAAAACGTTTGTTTGGGACTATAGAGGATCAGATAAACAACTAAGGAAAGAACAACACTATCAAACTTGGCCTTATGAACCAGGAATTGAAACCATTCTTTATAGTATTTTAGATAATAAACCTGTATATACTTTTCCTCTTTTTGTAGCAAATACTAATCTAAGGACTACTGTTTGGGGAGATAAGCAATCCGAAATGGATATTCAAGGATATTCATATTCTTCTATTATTGAATGGTGGAAAACTAGAGGAAAATATTTGAGTATAGAAGACATTTTCAAACTTTACCCAAATGAAGTTTAAAATAATAAACAATCTTTATAATTTAAATATATAACTTATATTACATTTTATTAACTATGAAATTCACAGTTTATTCGAAAGATGGTTGTCCATATTGCACTAAAGTTCAACAAGTGTTAGAGTTGGCTCAACTACAACATGTTGTCTACAAGTTAGGTTCTGATTTTACTCGTGAAGAATTCTATGCAGAGTTTGGACAAGGATCCACTTTCCCTCAAGTGATTGTGGATGATAAGCACATTGGTGGTTGCACAGATACCGTTCAATACCTTAAGGAGCAAAAATTAGTTTAATGGAAACAACATTTCACGAAGTTTATACTGATGTTGAAAAGGCAATTGATTATGCTTTTGATGGTAAATTTGTTTTAAAATTTTATGATTACTTGAAAGTTCGTGGAACAAAAAAATTAGAAGTCGAAGAGTTTATTGAAAGTTCTACAGCCAACGAACTTAATAGTCTTATTTTGGATTTAGATGATTATCTTGAAGGTGGTTCTGATGAAATTCATAAACAACTTCGTGAAGGTTATGGTCACATTCCAAAACCACAAGCAAGAAAAATAAGAAATTACCTTTATGGTATTCTTGAAGATGCCTGGAGATATAGTCATGACAAAAGACCAGGAAGGAGAAAAAAGAAAACTAAATAAGTCAGAACCTCAAATTAATAGAGGTGTTGAGTTATTACTTAGGAATAGGAGGAGGAAATCGTTTAAACCAAAGACTTTTCAAGTGAAGTTTGGTAAAATGATTTCTCTATTCCGTAGAGAGTTTCATTTTTTTATAGAATTTCACTTTGATATAAGGAAAAAATAAACTCTCTGGAGAAAGAAAAATGGAAACAGCATATGTAATAACATTCTCAGTAATGTTCACGTTGCTCTTTTTTATGGTTGGGGGTATAATAGGATGGTTGACGTATAGGCACCTATTAGAAAATAGACCTCCTTATTTGCATCCAGAGTTCTTTGATGAAAATGGGCAGGTGATACCTGACGAAATAGTTGCAGTAACATTTGAAAATAGCGATTACGATTATGACGACTACGAAGACGAGGAAGAAGACTGAGGAAGCAGTAGTATCTCTTCCTACAAATCCTTTTGCATTTGAGATTCTTGATCTAGCATCAAAGCAAAGAACAAATGCAAAAAAAGTAGAAGTTCTTCAAAAATATGAAGATCCTTCACTAAAAACTATTCTAATTTGGAATTTTGATGAATCTGTAATTTCATTACTTCCCGAGGGTGATGTTCCATACGCAAGTGCAGGAGAGCAAACTTCTTACAGTGGAACATTAAGTTCTAAAATTGATGATGCAGTTTCAAAAATGGATGAACTGAGTTCTAATTCTTTAGGATCTATGGATCAAGGAAGATCTTCAATCCGAAAAGAATATCATATGTTTTATAATTTTGTGAAAGGAGGTAATAATTCATTGAGTTCTCTTCGTAGAGAAACTATGTTTATTAACATTTTAGAAGGACTTCATCCAAGAGAAGCAGAAATTTTAGTTCTAGTTAAAGACAAAAAACTTCAAACTAAATATAAAATAACTCATGAAATTGTCAAGGAAGCGTATCCGGACATTCAATGGGGAGGTCGTTCATGACGGCAACAATAGGAGCGAAGAAAAAAATGGCAGAATCTACAAAAAAAGAAAAGCAAATTCTGCCCCATGAATATGGATGCCAAATCCTTTTGGAAAAAACTACATTAGAAAAGGCAAAGGATACTTCATTTCCAAATGATGCTTATCTAATTTGGTATATTGAAAATGGGAAGCAGCATATTGATTTAACTCGCTGCCATAAGAGAGTTCAATTGTTTGATATGTACTACGACAAATATGGTCCTGGTGCAGTTCAAAAAATTGACTTTGGATATGGAAGAGTCAATCCCAGACTTTGGGGATATAAACAACCTGAGAAAAAGAAGAGAAAATGAGTTCTGGATTTGGTGGTCAAGGAAAAGAAAATAGGGTCGGTAAAGACGCCAAAATTACAATAGATCTGGATAATATTGATATAGTTCTAAAGCAATATAAAAAAATTAAAAAATATCAAAAGTCATCTCTGTTCGCTATTAAAACAATGGACGGCACAGAAGAGATTGTGAGTTCATTGATTAGGGAAGCGGAGGAGAATCCACTGTAAAATGGGGAAGCATTATCTACTTAATTTGTATGGATGCTCGTTTGTCCTTTTGGACGACGAGCGTTGTCTTATAGACTTATTAGAAAACGCAGCAATTGCAAGCGGTGCCACGATAGTTCAAACTATTTCAAAGAAGTTTGAACCGCAAGGAGTTACCGTTCTTTGTTTGCTATCTGAAAGTCATATTAGTATTCATACATGGCCAGAGGAAGGTAAGGCAGCAGTAGATGTATATACTTGTGGAGATTGTAATCCAAAGATTGGATGTGACATTATCATCCAACAACTTTATGCAACTAATCATACATTAAGTTATATTGAAAGATAATTGTAACAAAAGTTACAAAAGTTTTTGCATAACTATACTGATGGGTCTATAATGACCTTACGTTCATCCCTCTGGGACGGAAGTAAGCCGACGCGGAACGGATCGTTCATTCGCTATTCGCAAATAGCGAACGCAAACGCCGACTGAAGGAACGCTCTTTAACCTAAAAACTAAGGAGAAAACCTAATGTCTAAAGTAGTTTATCGCGGTGTTGAATATGATACTCAAAAGCGTCTTGAGTATCAACAGCAAATGATGCAACAACCCCAACAATACAACGAAACCTATCGTGGTGTTAAGTTCGTAAAGGAGGGACATAAGTGATGAAAAAACTCAACTTCCTTCAACTTATCAAAGAACAAAAACAAAAAGAAGAGAGGAGACGCAAAGCATCTCTTGCTACTTTGGTAGCATCAAAATAATCCAAAGAGAGGTCTTGACTGACCTCTCTTTTTTTTGTATAATTACCTTTGTGAGGTTTGATAAAAATGGATAGAGAAAAGCTTAAACTTATTATAAGGAACTTAGAGTCTCTTGTGGATTGTCTTAAGTCAGAAGTTTATTCTGATATAGATTCTTATAAACCAGAACCACAATATGAAGAGATTGCTCCTTATATTAATGATTATGATGAAGTCTTTTATGATGAAGAACTTGATGTTGCTTATGGACCAGTAAAAATTAATAGAAAATATAAGATTACAAACGATGATGATGGAGATGGACTGTGAACGAACTCTTTGATGAATTTGAATTCATGAAACCAGAAGTTAAACTTGTATCAGTTACGCCAGATGCAGAGAAACATATGGCATACTGTGCAAGAGTAAGTAATCCAAAGAATCAAGACAATGAAAGTTTTGAAGGGCTCCTTAAGTATTGTATTAAACATCAGCATTGGAGCATTTTTGAACAAGCAACAATGACTGTAGAGATTAATACGACAAGAGGTATTGCAGCACAGATTCTACGTCATAGAAGTTTTACTTTTCAGGAGTTCTCTCAACGGTATGCAGATACAAATCTTCTGAATGAAACTATTCCTCTTCCAGAACTACGTCGCCAGGATACTAAGAATCGTCAAAATAGTATTGATGATCTTCCTGATTATTTGAAACTCACTTTACTAGAAGACATTAGAATGCATTTTGAGCAGTCTCTAAGGATCTACAATCGCCTTCTAGACAAAGGTGTGGCAAAAGAGTGTGCAAGATTTGTATTGCCCCTAGCAACGCCCACAAGACTCTATATGACTGGTTCTGTAAGGTCTTGGATTCATTATATTGATCTTCGTTCTGCTCATGGCACTCAAAAGGAACATATGGATATTGCTGAGGCAATTCGTTGTATTTTTACTTGTAAATTCCCAGCAGTTTCTTCTGCTCTTGGTTGGACTCGGGATAATTGTGATGATTGTGAAAGTATTCAACCTTCACTTCGTATAGACTAAATACTCTCATATAAAATGGAGGAATAAACTTGGCGATTTATCCAATTGTTCATAAAGAAACTGGTGAAAAAAAAGTCATTGAGATGAGTGTTCACGACATTCAACAATGGTATAAAGACAATCCTGAATGGAAAAGGGATTGGTCTGAAGGATGTGCAACTCCAGGGGAGGTTGGAGACTGGCAAAATAAGTTAGTTCAAAAAAACCCTGGATGGAATGATGTTTTAGGTCGTGCGGCAAAAATGCCTGGTTCAAAAGTCAAAAAAATCTAATTTCACTATATGGCAAGAAGAAAAAGAGTAGACGATCAACCGATTGGTGTTGGAATGACTGCAAAGCAGATGAAACGTAAGAAACCAATTAATCTTGATTTGATGAGAGATATTGAACCTCTTACAGACAATCAGAAACTTTTATATGATGCATATGATAAGCAACAAAATATTGTTGCTTATGGATGTGCAGGAACAGGTAAAACTTTTATTACTTTGTATAATGCACTTCAAGATGTTCTAGATGAAAGAAGTCCTTATGAAAAAATTTATATCGTAAGGTCTCTTGTTGCTACTCGTGAAATTGGATTTCTTCCTGGAGATCATGAGGATAAATCATCACTTTATCAGATTCCTTATAAGAATATGGTAAAGTATATGTTCCAACTTCCAACGGATGCAGACTTCGAAATGCTTTATGGAGCACTCAAAACTCAAGGAACTATTAGTTTTTGGAGTACTTCTTTTATTCGCGGAACTACTCTGGACAATGCTATCATTATCGTAGATGAGTTTCAGAATCTCAATTTCCACGAGTTGGATTCGATCATTACTCGTGTTGGTGAGCACAGTAAGATTATGTTTTGTGGAGACGCTACTCAAAGTGATCTAATCAAAACCAATGAAAAGAATGGTATTATTGATTTTATGAAAATCTTGCGTGTAATGCCTTCTTTTGATATCATTGAATTTGGTATTGAAGACGTTTGCCGTAGTGGACTGGTCAAAGAATATCTAGTTGCAAAGAATGAGCTAAATCTATGACATTTATTCATCATAATTTTTTAGGTGATCTTGAACTTAATAAGAAAGAAACGAATGGCATCCGTTTGTACAATCTTCCTGATGGTCAATGGGTGCCTTCAATTACTTCAGTAACGTCTTTTTATAATCGTCAAATTTTTATTGATTGGAGAAAGCGTGTAGGACTTGAAGAAGCGAATCGGATTACAAAGAAAGCAACAGCAAGAGGAACTGATTTTCACCAAGTCTGTCAGGATTATCTTGAAAATAAGGAGCTAGTTTGGGATGATTATCAACTCCTGACAAAACATATGTTTCATCACGCGAAACCTTATCTTGATAAGATAAATAATATTCACGCGATTGAAAGAACTCTCTACTCACAATACCTTGGACTTGCAGGGCGAGTTGATTGTATTGCTGAATACGAAGGAGAACTTGCAGTTATTGACTTTAAGACTTCTGACAAAATCAAACCAGAAAAGTGGATTGAAAATTATTTTGTTCAGGAAACATTCTATGCTGCTGCTTATTATGAACTCACAGGACAAGTCGTTAAAAAACTCATTACTTTAATGGTCACTCCTGGTGGAGAAGTTAAAGTATTTGACAAAAGAAACAAAGGGGATTATATTAAACTACTAGTTCGTTATATTAAAGAATTTGTACATCACAATATTGGGTCAGATGGAGAATGAATTAGAGAAAGCATTAGAGAATAAGTTCTTTTGTCCATCACGTTTTGCACAAGAAATTGAAAATCTTGTGCAGATAAATGTAGAAATGAATTATATTGATGCCATTATTCATTTCTGTGAACAAAATAACATTGATTTGGAATCAGTTCCTAAACTGATTTCAAAACCATTGAAAGAAAAGATTAAGTATGAAGCAATGGAACTTAATTTTCTTAAGAAGACTTCTAGAGCAAAATTGGTTTTTTAATTCATTTTTAAGAGAAAAATTTTCCGGCAAAAATCCCTTATATTACTTTTTTGAATGATGCCATTTGATGCCTATAAATGTTATTTGTCTTTGAAGAATCACTTCACTAAAGATAACTATGATTATTTTAAGTACTGTGGCAAGTCTAGAGCAACAGTACAATCTTTTTATAAAAGAAAAGATAGAATGTGGTTTGAAAAGATAGCAAGACAAAAATCAGATCAAGAAGTTATAGATTTTTTTGTTGCTAACTTTGTATCTTGTCCAGATCCAGAATCTTTATGGATTGGTGAAATGATCAAAGAGGGTGAAGGAAGATATCAACATTGGCAAAAGAAGATTCAATCTCTTTCATATTTTTTTAAAGAAGAAAGTCAATCTTTGTTTGAAGAAAATAAATTTGAAGATGTCTTTAAATGCACAAAAGGACACCCTGTTCTTTTGAAAAAACATTTAAGTGGTCAAATATCACTAGAAACAATGGTTTTATTTGACAAAGTGTTTGCATATTCAAAGAATTTTGACAAAAAACTTCAGGATCCAGTGTGGGAAACCGTCAGTCGTAGAATTAAGAAATATAACCCCTTTCTAAATACTGATGTATTTCTTATTCGTAAGATTTTAAAAGAGATTATTTTGGAGGATCAATGAGTTTTTTTAGTTCCGAAGTCGTCCGTGCAGAGATGACTGAGATTGCAGAACTTCAAGAACAAATCTATGGAAATATTTTTAAATTTCCAACAATGACTAAAGAAGAAAAACTTGAGCACGTTGAAGTTCTTGAAAGACTCTTAGATAAACAAAAAGTTCTTTATACAAGAATGAGTTTATCTGATGATCCCGAAGCAAGAGAAATGAAGGAGCGTATTGTGAGTTCTGCAATTATGATGGGTATGCCTCCTAACACTGATATGAACGTCATTCTGAACAATATGTCCAGAATGCTTGAGGTGATGAAAGAACAGATTGACAAAACAGGGTCAGACCTGTAGAATAACGAAGTACACAAAGGCCAAATCCTACTAATACGAGGTAATCCGAATGTCTTTTGAAGCACTTAAAAAACAATCCAAACTGGGTTCTCTGACTTCTAAACTTGTAAAAGAAGTTGAGAAAATGAGTACCGCAAGCACTGGAGAAGATGATCGTCTCTGGAAACCTGAGATGGACAAAACTGGAAACGGTTTTGCTGTGATTCGTTTCCTTCCTGCCCCTGAAGGTGAAGAACTTCCTTGGGCAAAGATGTATTCTCACGCTTTCCAAGGTCCTGGTGGTTGGTATATTGAGAACAGTCTGACTACCATTGGTCAGAAAGATCCTCTTGGTGAACACAACCGCGAACTTTGGAATACTGGTTCTGAAACTAACAAAGAAATTGTTCGTAAGCAAAAGCGTAAACTTTCTTATTACAGCAATATCTACGTTGTAAAAGATCCTGCAAATCCTCAGAACGAAGGTAAAGTTTTTCTTTACAAGTATGGTAAGAAAATCTTTGATAAGATTATGGAAGCAATGCAACCTGAGTTTGAGGATGAAACTCCTATCAATCCTTTTGATTTCTGGCAGGGTGCGAATTTCAAACTCAAGATCGTAAAGAAAGATGGGTATTGGAATTACGACAAGTCAGAATTTGGTTCTGTTGAACCACTACTGGATGATGACGATGCTCTTGAAGCCCTCTGGAAGAAAGAGTATTCTCTGACTGCAATCACTGCTCCAGATCAGTTCAAGTCCTATGAAGAACTTGAGCGTCGTATGAATATGGTTCTGGGTCTGAAGACTGCTTCTCCAACTCGCTCTCGCGCTGTTGTTGAGCAAGAAGACGATCTTGAAGGATTCTCGTCTTCTCCTTCTACACAAGATCGCGTTGTGGAAGAACTGGAACAGTCCTATGCTCGTTCTAAGTCTCCTTCAGTTCCTAAGATTACTCAGGATGATGAAGATGAGGATGATGCACTTGCATACTTCTCTAAACTTGCAAACGATTGATCAAGAATAAAGTCTGATATTATCAGCACGCTTAAGGGTCTCAGTCTTATATTGACTGGACCCTTCTTTATATGCCATCATATTTGATAAATCATCACGAATAATATTTAAGTATCTTGGTTTAAGAACGTAGATATTTCTTTTTTCATTTTCAAGTTTTTCTTCATATTCATAATTCGTAACTGGAATTGCTATATTTCCACTATCTACTTGTTGATCAATAAAGAAATCATAATAACTGACTGAAAATTCTGAATCAACTTGAAGTCCTGCAGGAACAATAGTTACTCCTTGACTATTTTTGACTTCTTCGGTTTCATAATGGTGAACTCCATTGTAAATGTTATTATAAATTTCTTCTTCTGTAGTTAGTCCAACTCCATATTTTTCTCTCAAGTAAGTATCAAAAGACTCTTGAGTTAGTGGCCATTCTGTTTGAATGTTTACGATATTGTTCGAAAGAAGAACTATCCAATCAAACTTAGAGTCTTCGTAAACTTCATATGCTACATTGTCTGGTCTATCATCGCCAACAATTTTATATCTTTCAAAGAATGCTACATTTTGAAAGATATCTGGACGAATATTTCCTCGTTTAAAAAGGTTTTTTACCTGAATATAATCGCCAATTTTAGCATTGGGAAGTCTGCTAACATATTCAAATGAGGGAAGATTTCTGAAATAAGAAGACATATTAGTAACCTATATTTGTGATTGTGGTTTCATTGTTATATTCATCATCAAATACTGGTTCTAGTTCTTGGAATTGTAATGTTATATTATATGAGATCATAGATCTTTCATCTATATTTGAACTCATATAAGTCATATATTGACCTTCTGGAGTATAATCAACACCAAAATTAGTTAAGGCACATTCTTTAAATTTATTTAAGTAAGGATGTTGTTTGTTTGAAGTCAGATAAGAAATTGCAAAAGTACGTGGAGATTTTAAAAGAAGAGATGCTTTACTTCTCTTAACTGACATTGCTTGTTTAAAATAACGAATAATTTTCATTATCTCTTTTGCTTCTTTGGCATTTCTTGGAGATAATTTAAAAGTAAATGAGAACGATCTTAGTGATGGACTATTGAAGAGAAGTTCTAAGTTATTATTAAAAATAGATCCATATGCTCTTTGTTGGAATTTATCTGAACCTATAGCGTATCCTGCTATTAAACCTGTAATACCTTGTTGAGCTTCTCCGCTTTTAACTGCTTCACTAAAACTTCCGGTGGCATTATTTAATGCTGCTCCTCCCCCTTCAGCACCTTGTGATATATAACCAGTTGCTACTGAACCAAGTGTTTCTTTTAATTTATTTAAAGTATCTTCTTGCCAACTAACTTGATTGCTATCATTAATTCCCGCAGGAATTGGAAGAGTTATTGTGCCTAATATTTTAGTCCCAACGGTAGGATTTCCACTTTTATCTATTGTTACTCCTCTTGAGACACCTGTTGCAGAACTTCCAGATGCTCCGGATGCTGCAGAAGCCAAAGATGGTCTATATTCTAGAATAGAAAATTTAATACAGTCTTGATTTTCGGAAGATAAATCTAATGGATATTTTGCATTTCCATATTCAAGTCTTGTTCCTTCTTTAAAAGATTCGTTTTCTTTCCCAAAACTTTCTTTATCAGCAGCAGTTGGTTGAGCATTTCCTCCTTGAGGATTCCCTCCCTCAGTATTTGTCGCTGTATTTGATTTGCCTGCAGCACCGTTTAATGTTTTTGTTTGTTCAGCAGTTGGTGTATTTCCATAAGGTTTTGTTGATAAGACTTGTTGGGAATATGCTTGTCTTTCTGGAGATTTGGGGTCTGCAAATGCTTTTTTTTCAGCGTCTGTTGCTCCTGCGCCTGGTGTACGGGTTCCAGGAGAAGTTGCTGTTGCTCCGGTGACTTTAGATACTTCTACTGGATTTCCGCCATCTTTATCAACTCTATATGTGACTGCAGACAAAGATCCATCAGTATTTGTAGTTACTGTTGTTTGATAATTATTGTTTCCTACGGGCGCTATCCCGCTAGTTTTTGGCGCCATTAGACACAGCGGTTTTTATTTATTTAGACGGAATTTTGCATAAGGTATAGA